CACTGCCTCGATAGGAGAGCGGCCCTCTCCGGTGCGTTGGTATGGAAGGACAGCCCCGCCTTTGCCAGCGGTCAGGAAGGTGTCGCTGCTCATAGCTGTACGCTGCCCTTTTATGATTGTCACCTTCACGGTGTACTTTCTGGGCGGCCTTACCATAGCAACGGGAGAGCCCCCGGCTATCAGCTGGCCCGGTATTCTGATCGGCTTCTTTTGCTGTGCAGAAGGCCGAGCTTTGGGACTCATTTTGAAGTGTGTCGGCGTCAGGGTTCTGCCCTTATATTCCAGCGTCGCACCGTCCACGGATATTCCAGCGACACGGATTGAAGTCTTTCCTCGCTTCGGTTTCTTGGCTGCGTCCTTTATGGCCGCGGTGTCTACGCCGTAGTGCTCGCGGATCCCTTTGGACACCCAGCCGGGGCCTCTGCTCGTGAAGTCTGATACCGTTCGCTTGATCGCTACTTCGCCGCCGTCCTTTAGCTTCTGGAGTCTTTTCACTATGTCGCCTGCTCCAGAGTAGGAGACTGTAAAGCTGCCACTCGTTCGCCGGGCCGGGCCCGTCCTGAATAGGTCACTCATGGCCTGCCTCCTTTCCTTTGAGAACGGAAAAAACCGCCCAGAGCCTTGCAGTGTCTCCAGACGGTTTCCGCTGTTTTATAGTGTAGCACATGGGTTTATCCCTTTTTATCCCCTTTTGTCCCTTTTTATCCCCTTTTATCCCCTTTTGTCCCCGCGTCCCGGAAACACTGATAAAATGGGCGTTTGCAGCTATTTGTAGGCAGCATTTTGGACTCCATTATTTTGTTAATAAAAATTTAATAATTATTTTTGCCCGGTTTTCCACATTGTCCTCCTGCTGCCTGTGGACAAAAAATGCCCGCCTCCGGCCTTTTGTGGCTTTTGGCGGGCACTGAAAACTTTTCATTTCGGTGTGTATATTTTCGCCAGCGATTGCAAAGCAGAGCCGTGGATCTTAAATGTCCGCTTTAGGTACCGCTTTTCGTGTTCTTCGTAGTCCTCCATATCTCCGAACAGGGCAGCGCATACCGCCCACCACCTTGCATGATCGAAGTATCTCATTTCAATGACGGTTTGCTCGTCCGGGTTCCTCATTTTACCGATCAGCAGCTCCAGCTCCATGCGTTCGTCGTATTCCTCCTGCTGCATGTCACGGATTGCCTGAATAAGCTCGTCCTTCTGTACGACTTGCCTTTCCATTTTGCTGGATCCGTCCCCGCTGCCTCCCGGCATACCGGAGAGGATCGGGCTGGAAGGTGAGCCCATGACGGACTCCAGATACACAAGCCGCTCGATCTTATTCTCGATCCGGCGCTGGAAGGTCGCGTAGTGCTGCAGCTTCTCCTTTATTGCGTCGGTTTCCTTCGGCTGCTTTCCTCCTGCCGCCTGTTTTTTGTGCCCCATGGGCCCCGCCTCCTTTCAGTTGCATTTACTCAAAAATCCCCTCGAATACCTCGCGGGGCTGTTCGGCTCCTTTTCTTATGAGCCGGATCCCGGTTGTTTTCCCGGTGGTTCTTATGTATCGCCTCACGATCGTGTCCACAAATGCGGGCTCCATTTCCATGAGGAACGCCTGCTGCCCGACGCTCTCAGCTGCGATCAGTGTCGTGCCGGATCCTCCGAAGGTGTCGAGGACGCCCTCGGCCCACTGGGTGTTGTCCAGCAGCTTCTCCAGTATTTCGACGGGTTTCTGCGTCGGGTGCAGCTCATTCCCGGAGCGTGTGGCCTCCAGCACGTTGCTGTAGCCTTTGTGATTGTCCCATTTCGGCTTGGTTCTGTGTGCAAACATGATGAGCTCATGCTGGGCTCTCCAGCCGTTCCCCATTCCGGGGCTTTTCTTATTCCACACAATCATATTCCTGACGCCCAGCCCGGAGCTTTCCACAAGGTCAAAGAGGTAGATCCACATTCTCCAGTCCGTAAAGATATATGCCACTTTTATGTCCGTAGCTCCGAGGACGTTCTTCATTAGCACCTGATAGCCTCTGGCTGACAGATTGTCGGAGCTGATCGTCGGAGTTGTAAATCCTCCCTTTCCGTCGGACTGCTTGCTTCCGATACTTCCGGTCGCTCTACCGGACTCCTGAAAACCGCCGGAGCAGTAGGGCGGATCAGTGAGCAGGATCTCCGGGTGGGCTCCGTCAAGCAGCAGCTCCCGATCGTGCTCGTTCGTGGCGTCTCCGCAGACAACGCGGTGGCGGCCGAGGATCCAGAGGTCGCCTTTCTGAGATATGACGGCCTCTGCCTCCGGTGTCTCCGGTATGTCGTCCGGCTCGCTGAGGTCATTGTGAAGGGCTTCTGACAGGGTAGTGACGAGGCTTTCCACCTCGTCCTCTGTGTAGCCGGTCAGTTCCATGGGGATCTCACCGGTGTCTATGTCTGCGAAAATATCAGCCAGCAGCTTATTGTCTGTCTCTGCCAACTCTGCGATCCGGTTGTCTGCCACCAGATCGGCGTATTCCTCCGCTTCGTTGGTGTAGTTCTGGTAGTCCACCGGCACCTCTTTCATGCCCTCCAGACGGGCAGCGAGAAGGCGGCCGTGTCCCTTTACGATAAAGCCGGAGCGTTTGCTGATCGTGATCGGCTGCCGCCACCCGGTTTGCCGGATAATGCGGCCGAGTAACTGGATCTGAGCGTCTGGGTGCTGGTTCGGGTTCTTTGGGTTGGGTACCAGCGTTTCAATGGCTGCCACTTTGTCGTGGGCGCAGAATACAGGCACGCCGTCGGCGTATGCTTTCGGCTCTGCCTCTGTTTTATAGTCCATTTATTTGTCCTCCTGCCTTCCGGTGCTTTCTGCTGCTGCCATGATCCGGCCACGGAGCTGCCGGTCTGTCTCGCCTTCCTCGCGCTTGATCCCGTATTCTTTGGCGAGCAGCTCCAGAGCGCGGCCTCCTGTTGCCTGCGGTGTCCATGCTCCGATCGCCTTCGCCTGACGGATAATACGGCGATCTGTGACTTTGCGGCGGTGCCTTCTTTTTATGTGGGCGATCAGGATAACGAGGGCGGCTACTCCGCAGATCAGGCACATGAGCACGAGCGGGAGCCAAAACAGGCCGAGGACTACGCCGATCCAGCTTATTCTTACCACTCCGAGCAGTTTCAGGAATACAAGGACGATCCAGAGAAGGGCAGAGGCAAGGGCGTACAAAATCCATATACCGAGCGGGTTGTTATCTTCGTGCATTTCTTTTCGCCCTCCTTCTTTGTTCCCGGTTCCCGCCGGGCTTTCTCCTGTTTCTGGGATAGTCTGACAAAAATCCCGCTTTTATGGCGCACTCCGTACAAAGATAGGTGACGTTCTGCGTCTCTTTGAGCTTGTCGGCTGCGGGCATTTTCCAGCACTTCTGGCCGCAGAGAGGGCAGTCGATCAGTTCCCAGTCCGGGTGCTTTTTCTTGGTGTCTCCGTTCAGGTTCTTGTCGAGCGGCAGGCAGAGGATCCCGCCCTTGTCGCTGTATTTTCTGGGTGTGAGATCGAAGCCGTGGGCCCGGAGTTTCTCGCGGGTTTCGTTTTTGACTTCCTCCTGCAAAACTTCCACGACGTCCACCTGCTCCAGCGTCAGGCAAAAGGCCCCTTGTGGCTCCCACTTCTTTGCCTTCCATGCCTCTGTAAAGCCTTCCAGTGTATCGTAGAGGCAGAGCCCGGCCGCTGTTTCCGTCTGGTAAGTCGTCTGCATGACGGCCTCGTCGTCCGGCTCGTCCCAGCCGTAAAGGTGCCAGCTCTCCCGGTTGTCGTAGTCCCACTGGGAGAAGTAGAGCGTGTGCCCGTCAATAGGCCAGCCGGTGCCTTTCACGGTTCCTTTTATGATTTTCGGTCTATATTGCACGGTGTTGTCCTCCTTATACTTGTACTGGGAGGGCCGGAGCCCTCCCTCTGGTTTTTGGTGATATGTCGGGCTTATGCGATTATGGTTATCTGCTCCCTGTTTGGAATGTCGGCCAGAGCCTCCACGAGATAGCTCTTTACATTGTCAACGGCCACCGCCTCCCAGCGCCCACCGTCGGCAGCTACCAGCTTAAAGAAGGGAGCGCCTCCTCTGCCCTCGGTGATCCGGAAAACAAACTCACTTTCCGGCTGTTCTACCTCCAGAAACGTGCGGTAGGGGATCAGTCTCACCGGGTTGGGAATAATGGTGTTTTCTTTCTTCGTGACGCCGGTTTTCATCACAACTTGCTGGCTGATACCGTCGTCCGAGAATGTGGCCTCCTGCGTGCTCACGATATTGCTCGCCACCTTCGTGACGTCCTCCCGTTCCTCGCTGGGAGCGAAACACGCCTGCATAGATACGAGGAAAGACTCCTGATCGTACTCCTGCCCGTATTCAAAGCGGGGCAATAGTGCGTTGACCTCAAAGAGCGTCTCACGATCCCGCTCCGGCAGCAGGCCGGAGTAAAGCAGCACTTTGGTGGCGCTTACTACCTGAATAATCATGCGATCCCGCAGTTCTTCCCGACTTTCCTTTATGTAGTCCACCAGCGAGGTGAGCGTGGTCGCTCGGATCGGCTCTGCTTTGTCTGCCTCGTCGTAGCGTTTGAGGGATTTCGTGCAGTACGTCCGGCCGTTGATCTCTATGGTTTCCGGTTTCTCTGCCTTTACGGCCAGATCTGTGATAAATGCGATCGCTTCTCTAATTCCTTCCATGGTCTCGTCCTCCTTTTCTTATGCCTGCGCCGTGGCGCGTTCCATTACTACGATTTTGCCGCCGTTTTTCGGTTGTTCTTCGGTCTGTCCGTCAGCTGTCCGGCGGTCGTCCTCCGGTTCGTATATTTCCCCAGTTACCGGATCGAAGTCCTTACCGGGTATCAGGCGGCCTGCTGCCTCCGGATCTGGATCTTCCTCTGCCTGCTGCCGTGGCTCCGGCTTCCTGCGTCTCATATCAATGGGAGCACCGGTTGGAATGTCCTGCTCCCGCTCGGCCTCTGCCAGTTCGGCCTCCTGCTGCCCGGCGGCTTCCTCCTGCTGCGGTTCTTCCTCTGTGAAGTCTGAGAGGTTCATCTGCCCGCGGATCTGGCCGTCATACTCGGCGATCTCGATCTGTCCGGTTCTCATGTTGACGCCCATCACCATTTGAGTGTCGATCGCCTCCGTGGCTGCGAGCTTGGTCGTGACGGAGATCTGTGTGTTGATTACCTGACGGCTTTTGTTCGGCGCGAATTTTATCGCTATATTGATCTGTCTCTTGGTGGTGGCCTCTGTGTTCGGGTTCTGAATGTTCTCGGCCACCTGCATGAGCGCCTCGTTGAGTTTCTCAGCGAAGGCCCCGCCTGCCAGTCTTTCGAGATTGATCTGGCTCGCTACTTTCTGCTTTGCCATTGGTTTTCCCTCCTTAAAAAATGGTATTTGCTGCAATTATGAGAAGCACAAGCGCCACGAAGGTGATCGTGATGTGCTCGCGCTTCTTGTCGCTGATCGGCGGCTTTGGTTCCCCTACGATAAAGATCAGGCATACAAAAGCCGCAACGCCCAGCAGAATGTTAAGGGCTGTCATGCCTCGCCTCCTTTCTGAGCTTCCGCAGTCTCCAGCGGCTCGGCCCGATATATTTCGCATGATCCCAGTATGCCGGGTTATACCGGCAGCCGGGACAAGCGTTTTCTTTTGCGCCTTGGCAGCCGGGGCACTCGTGGATCTCGCCGTACTCGTCGAAGCATGGCCCGAAGATACACCGGAGCCCGAACACGATCAGGGCCACCATGACAGCGCCGACTATGGCCGCGCTTGCTAAAATGATTATGGCGAAAACTGCTATTATTGCGTCAATCATTGAGGAAGCTCCTTCCTGCGCCATACCGCTTCGGTGGCCGTGGAGTGTGTAGAGCGTCTACGCCCGCAGGTTTCCACCACGCCCATGTCTTTGAGTTCTGAGAGTCTGGGCGCTACATAGTTGCGGTTGTAGTAGGGGATCCGGCCAGCCTTCACCAGCTCGTCCGTGATTTCGCTCACGGTCATGCTCCTGCTACCGAGTGTTTCAAGGATCAGGCGGCTGCGCTCCTTCACTTTGGGGATAACGGCGTCATAGCTCGCCCTCCGGGTTTCCTTTGTGGTTTTGTTTGTTCCCATGAAATACCTCCTTTTCTGCCTTCCATGCGATAGCAGAACGTCCCGTCACGCTGCACTCGCGTTTTCCGGCGTTTCTTATCAGTCCAGCCGCCTGCGCTTTGGTTAAGATCGGGCCCACGTCGCTGCGGCTTACCTGCTGCCCTCTGTCTGACAGGGTGGCGGCGATCTCGTTCGCGGTCATGTCCCTGTCCTTTATTAAATCCAGCACCATGTCCCGGAGGCTCTGAGCCATGTCTTTGCTGCGCCAGATAACGACGGCCGAAGGGAAGGGAGCGGAGCATGGCCGCCCTTTGGCGTCTTTTGTTGGGTTTCCGTCCTCGTCTGTGAATGTGAGCCTCCCGCGGATAAAGCGCACCTCGTCGGCTTTTCCGTGAAATATGTAGTCATGGAAGTATGACGTGTCCGTGCGGGCCGGTATGAGCATTACCACCAGAGTGCCGGGTTTCTTGCTTTCCTCGTAGCCCTTCCTTACCCATTCATTGATCTGGCGTCCGTAGGGTGGATTACAGAACACGCGATACCCCCCCCCAGTCCGCTTTTAAGCCGTCGTCGTCCGGTGTGAAGTATCTCGCGCACTTGGCGCTTTTATCGGTAGCGGCCGGATCGAGGTTAAAATGAAACTCCTGATCCAGCTCGCTGAAAAAGTCGGCCGGAGTACACCAGCCCATGTTTTTGCTGCTTAATAGTGCTCCGTTCATGTCAGTGCTCCTTTCTTATGCCTTCGCGGCGGCCATGTGTACCGCCGGGCCGTGTTGTATCTCTGTTACCTCTGCCAGTGTGAGGATCGGGCAGCCTTCGCCCAGATTTCTGCACATGTTCCGGGTGGTTTCCTTATCCATATAGGCCCGGATCGGCTCGCCGGTTTCGCTGTCTTTGAGGATCCGGCTCATAATGCTGCAGCAGGCTTTCCCTTTGTGTTCTCCGAAAAGCTGGATCCCGCTGCACTCATGGCACCATTTTCTTTCAAAATTCATAGCGTTTCCTCCTGCTCCCCATATTCCAGCTCTATACCTTCCAGCAGTTTGAGCACTCCGGCGATATACTGCACCCGGAAGGGTTCGAGCTCTGCCTTGTTCATGTGTTTATGTCCGTACAGTTTCCGCATATCCCGCCACACGCCCCACGGCACCCGGTAGAAGTCTTGAAGCTCGACGCTCACAAGGATAAAGGCGGCAGCGCCGAGGCGGTCGTGCTCTGCGAGGCTGTTCAGCTGCTCCTGCGTCAGCCTGTTATAGTCGATCCGGTCGCTGCCCGTGTGTTTTGCCTCGAATACGACGGCACGGCCGCCGGTGAGGGTTCCCTTAAAGTCTGGCTGTCCCGCTTTGATGTAGCAGGCGAGAAACTGCCCCTGCCGGTTCGGTGGCCTGAGCGGTCGCATGGGCTCCGGTGTCTTTTCAATGAAGGCCACGCCCTTGTCCTTGTACCAGCCGAGGCTTGCGGCGATCATATTCTCGAAGTGTTCGCCCGCTCGCTTACTCTGGAGGCCCCGCTGGCTGCGCTGGACGTTTGAGAGGGCGGCGGCAGCAGTTGGATCCGGATAGCCCTCCGCATTTTTGCCCGGCATATAGTCCCAGCTCACGCCTCAGCCTCCACGGTGATGTCGTGGCCGCGGTTTCGTCTGAGCTCTGCTGCCAGCTCGACGATCACCTCTCCGTTGATCCGCACGGTGGTGGACTCAAAGGCGGCGACTCCGTTTATTGCTCCGGTATGGGTGGGAAGGACGAGAAGGGCGTCGCCCAGCTCTTTGTCCTCCTGCCGGTTTTTCTCCTGCTCCCGGAGGCGGTAGAGGTCGGCGGCGTCTTTTACCGGGATCCCGTGCTCCTTGGCGTAGGTGATTTCTTTTTTCATGCCTTCACTCGGATTGTTTATGCCGTACACCCATAGCTCGTCGCACATGTCCAGCAGCGCGATCCCCAGCTCCATGCCCGCCTCCCGCTCCTGCGGTATGGTGTCGTCAAGAAACTGGGTGCAGTAGACATGAGGCGCGATCGGTATCACGTCCGGCCAGAGATCCACCGCCTCTCGGCAGTAGCCCTGTGCCTTCTGTATGTTCTTTTCAATGTCCCCACGGAGAGGGGAGCAGATATATATAAGCCTGTTTCTCATGGTTTGGCTCCTTTCTGGCAGCAGGCGTCAAGCCTCTGCCTGATAATTTCGCAATAGTCCGGGTTGATCTCTATCCCGATAAAGTCCCGGCCCTCCTGCACGGCTACGGCTCCGGTGGTGCCGCTTCCGGCAAAGGGATCCAGAACAGTGTCTCCGGGCCTGCTGCCCGCTAATATGCAAGGCCTCACGAGTTCCTCCGGGAATGTAGCGAAGTGTGCGCCCTTATATGGCCGGGTGGCGAGTGTCCAAACACTGCGGCGGTTTCTTTTCCCGCTTTCGTTTGGTGTGAGTCCGTGGCTTTCCCGCTCCACGGTGGCACTGTTGTTCTGTGCCCGGTCATGGGTGTAAGCACCGCCTCCCCTGAATGTCCGGGAGTTTCCGCGCCTTCTGGCGTTGGGTTTTTCCGTTCCGGCGCTTCCAGCTGGCGCAGCGTTATAAAATCCCACGGCTGGCTCTTTCACTGCTTCGGCGTCGTAGTAGTAGCGCGGGCTTTTACTCAGCAGAAAAATGTACTCGTGCGCCCGTGTCGGCCTGTCCCTTACGCTTTCCGGCATGGCGTTGGGCTTCTGCCAGATAATGTCCGATCGGAGATACCAGCCGTCAGCGCGAAGGGCAAAGGCCAGCAGCCACGGGATCCCGATCAGGTCTTTGCGTTTTAGTCCGTTCCCTTCGGTTGTTCGCCGGATCTGGCTTTTCTTTTGCCTGGCGCTTTGTATGTTCTCTGCTTTTTCGTTGAATACTCCGTCCCGGTTTCTGCCTTTTCCACTGGCTGCGTAGCTGTCCCCGATATTTACCCAGAGGGTGCCGTCGTCTTTCAGGACTCTGCGGACTTCCCGGAAGATCTTCACGAGGTTCTCAACGTACTGATCCGGCGTATCTTCGAGCCCGATCTGTCCGTCTGTGCCGTAGTCTCTCAGTCCGTAGTAGGGCGGTGAGGTTATGCAGGTGCGGCAGCAGGAGTCTGGGAGCTTTCTCAGGGCGTCCAGTGCGTCAGAGTTTATGATCTTGTTCATGTGTCGCTCACCTCCCCGGCTTCCAGTGCCAGCGGATCCGCAGCTTCCAGAGCCTCCCGTCGGTTCCAGCCGGAGAGTGCAGCATAATACTGTTCGCGCTTCCTTCGGTCGCTTTCCCGGTCTGCGAGCTTTTTCTGTCCTTTGTCCGGTAGGGAAGCGGCCACGGCATCGATCTGTGTTGTCAGTTCTCCCGGCGTCATGTCTCTGGCCTTTTCCCGCTCGTACATTGGTGCGTATTGCTGAATGAAGGCCACCCGATCCATGCCGGGCTTGCTGCCTCCCCAGTGTCCCCGGTGCATTTCCCAGAGATTGCTCCAGCCGATCGACTCCACGGCGCGGGCCACAAGGGGCGGGAGTTGCTGCTTTAGATCTCCGTGGTTAAATTCTCCCTCGGAGTAGAGTAGATCGCTGACTGCGAGCCACGCCTGATCCGGAGCTATGAGATCCGGGTGTGCAATCTCCAGAAGGATCTCCCGGAGTTCTGCCACGCTGGGCGGCCACTTGCTTGTCGCTATGTGCTTTTTGACGGCCAGCGCCACCAGAGGGGCGTCCACGTCCTCAAACATCATAGCCCAGAGGCTCACGGTGGCCTTTACGCTGTCGGCGTCCCTGAATTTGTCATAGTTCGGGTATGCGGTGACGACGATCGCCACAAGCTGAGCTGCGTCCTTTTTTGTCATAAGTCGTCGCCTCCTTCCTCGCCTGCGATAATACCGGCCAGCACGTCCATGGTGTTGACTCGTCCGGGCCGCTCAGGCTGCGCCTGCTGCCTTCCGGGTGCCTGCTGCCGGTTGCCGGTGTATTTGCCTTCGAGCACCTTCGCCATGTTCCCGGAGTTCATCAGCCAGTTAAAGTCTGCCGTCCAGTTCCGGTCATTTCTGCCTTTCAGGAACGGGGAGGCTTCGGCTTTCTCGAATAGTTCGCGGAAGGCGTTCAGGTCTTGCCCGTATTCCTTCCAGCGGGCAGCGATCGCCTTTTTCCGGTTTTCACTGATTTTTCTCAAAACCGGGTAGCTCTTGCAGATTTCGTGATACATGTCAACGATCTGCCGGAAGGGAGTCGGCCCCGCAGACATAACGCTGTCAAGCGTTTCACTTTCTTTCTCTGGTGTAGTCTGGTCTGGTGTAGTCTGGTGTAGTCTGCCTCCGGTTTCTTGCTGGCTGTTTCCCGGCTTGTCCGTCGGCTGTCCTTCGGACTGTCCGGCGGTCGTCCTCCGGTCAGCAGCGGCAGCAGCGCGGCGTCTCCGGGATCTCTGTTTTTCCGCTTCCCGCTGGTCGATCAGCTTACCCGCGTACTCGTACCAGTCGTGGATCTCCAGCGTTCCGTCCTCGGTTATGTCCAGAAAACCGGCGCTTTTCATGGCCTCCACGAAGGTGTCCGGTTCCTTGTTCCACTGAGCTGCTCTTGCTATGTTCCGGTTGCTGATCCCTTCCAGCGATCCGCTCGGTGCGTTGTCCAGCGCCCAGAGCCAGAAGGACGTTAAAAGGCCCAGCATGTGAGGCGGTTCGATCTCCAACTCGTCGGCAGCCGCCAGCAGCTTTCTGTGATCTTTAAGTTGTTGGTGAACTTGGATCCATGCCACTGTGAGCACCTCCTTTCACGGTCGCCTTTCGGCTTATTTCTGTATGTTCTCCGGTCTGTCCGGCGGTCGTCCTCCGGTCAGTTAAACGGGAGTTCGTCGTCCACACCGTCCGGGATCGACATGAAACCGTCTCCGGTGTCTGCCTGCTGTGCGCTGCCATTTGTACCGCCTCCCTCGTAGTTGCTGTCTGCAAAGTAGATCCGGGAGGCCGTAACCTCTACCGCTTTGCGGTGCTTTCCGTCATTGTCCTGCCATTTTCTCGTTGAGATCCGTCCCTCGACGACTACCTGCCGCCCTTTAGTGAGGTATTTCCCGCAAAAATCGGCCCATTTGTCCCAGCACACGATCGGGATATAGTCGGGAGGGGTGTCCTTCTTTTTACTTGGCACCGGCACGGCCAGATCGAAGCGTGCTACCGGGGTGCCTCCGGTGGTGTATCTGATTTCCGGCTCCTGAGCCAGACGGCCCAAAAGGCCCACATGATTAAACATTTTAGTTTCCTCCTTGTCCTTGCCTTCTTGCTGCGTCCAGTGAGTTGCAGATCTCGTCATACTGTGCCCGTGTCAGCAGGTGGGGATCCTGCTGTCCATATTTCTGCCGGATCCGGTCGTCGATCTGCTGTTGCGTATAACCTATGTCCTCGCCCTTCCGGTACATGCGGGAGAGCTGCGCGTCGGTGAGTGGTTTCTGAGCGCCTGTGTGCCCGTTTGAGGCGGGTTTTCCTACCTGCTGGGTATTTCTACCCGCCGGGCTATTCTGAGGCGCTGTGCCCTGATTTTGGGCCGGTGGCTGGGCCTGTGGAGGCTGCGCTGCTCCCGTGAGGTTCTTCATGTCTGGATCGTCCTCTCCTTGGTCGATCCCGAATTTCTCAAAAAGGTAGTATTTCAGGCAGTAGGTCAGGGCGCTGCCTTTTGCCTTGTCCGGGCCGCCGTCGTTGGTTCCGATCGCGTGCAGTGTAACCTCCAGAATGTCCTCCGGGTTGTCCGCATTAGTCCATCGGATCGTGAGATCTTCCTCATACACCCAGACAGTGCGCTGGACGCCGCGCTCGTTCATGGTGTAATGGTGATAGTAAAGGGGATCGCCTTCCGGCGTGTGCCGGGTGGCGGTTTCGGCCACAATGTCAAAGTTGACGCCATGCTCATTCATGGCCGGAGTGAGCAGCCGGTACACGTCGCTGATCTTTGCAAACTTATACTCGATGCCTTCCGAGTGCTTCGCTTTTACAATGGCCGGGATCGCCTCCCGGAGCTTGATAAACTTCTGTTGCAGAGTGAGAGCCTTCGGCCGGGGCGTTTTCTTTGCCGTCGCCTTAGTGGCCGCCGGTTTCGTTTCCGCTGCTTCCTGCGTCATGGTCTGCCTCCTTGAAAAATTTGTGATTGTTGATTGTCATTACATACGCCTGCGACTCGTGCCACTCGCTGTCGGTCAGGGCGGGAGCATAAAAGTATTTGATCGGCTCCGTTGTCGCCACATGCCCGAAGTCAAACACGGCCGCCACGGCTTCCAGAGCCTCGTCTGAGGGCTCCGGGCGTCTTTTGCTATACGAGTACATGCCGAGGACTTCGTGCGGCCGCATGTCGGTGTCCTCGCATGTCTGGAGTATGCACTGGGCCACGGCCACCTTACCGGCGAAGGGTTCGCCGTCGGCCTCTGCCGTTAGTACCTGCGCGATCTCCAGCCTCTCGTCGTCGGTCAGCTCGTAGCGCTTTTCAAATCCAGCCTCCGACGCCCACGCCGCTGTGAGCTGTTCCATGTCTACCGCGTAGCCTTCGCCGTATTTGAAAATATAGCCTTCCGGCTCCACGGCTGCCTCTGCGGCTCTGGTTTCTGCGGCTGCTTCGGTATCGCTGCCGCGGTTAAGTAAATGCGACGCGCCCCATACTGTGAAGGCTGCCGCTCCGAGGATCAGGAGCGCCGCCCCGATCCGGGCCCAGTTATAACGCTTGCAAATTTTCCGCAGGCGGTATAAAATAGGCTTAGACTTTCGGCCATTTCTGGCCGGGTTTCTGGAGCGTGTACCCTGTTGCTTGGTAGGTTGAGGGTAGGCGCTCCTTTTGCTTTGTGCGTACATGTTTACCTCCTTCTTTTCACTCGTGCGGGTAGAGTGTAGCGCGGTGACTGCATATAATCGTTAAAATGCTGCGGCCAGTAGGTCACACGCGGGAGCCGGTCGCCGGTGACTCCATACTTCGGGTTATATCCGAACACATTGACATAGCTCAGCAGGTCGGCCCGCTCGTTGTCCATGGCCTTGCATACTTCCAGCAGAGCCTCCACGTCGTCGATCGCCCGGTGTGAGTTCTTCACTTTGTCCTCCAGCTTATAGGCAGCGATCGCGTTCGCCAGCTTATGCGGGTATGCCCGACGGTCTTTGTAAACGGTGAGGCTGTCCAGATAGTCGCAGGGGCTCAATATGTCGCCGCTTTCTGAAAACTCTGTGAAGCGTTTTAACATTTCGCGGGCAAACAGGAGATCAAACTGTGCATTGTGAGCCACAAGCAGCGTCCGGCCGCTGTAAATCATATTTGCGAAGGCTGCCGCGGCGTTTCCCTCTGGTATGCCTTCGGCTGCGAGCCTTTCGTCGGTGATCCCGGTCAGCTCCACGATCTTGTCCGGGATCCTTTCGCCTTCCGGCAGCTTTATGAACATGTCGGCCCGGTCGGTTTCTATGAGGGATCCGTCTGTTGCCTTCTCGATCCGGATCGCCGCCAGTTCAATGATCCGGCAGCTTTTGGCGTCGAGGCCGGTCGTTTCCGTGTCAAAGAACACGGCCGCCTCGTACCTCTGGAATATGTTGCGGAGGTTATTCATGGTCGCCCTCCTTTTTGATCGTGATCGAGGTTGTCATGGCGAGCTTTGTCTGCTCGATCGCCTGTCTCATGGCGCTGGCTGCTATGTTAAGCTGTGCCAGCTGCGAAGCAATCCGCACCGCCTCCATGATTTCGTCGTCGCTGGCGTTGTATGCCATTTCCTCGAATGTGAGTAGATCCTTGCCGCCTGCGGCTGTGTAGATCTCTGTCAGCACTTTGGTGAGCATGAGCTTCACAACTCCCGGAAGTGTTTCCGGCAGAGGGAAGGGCCAGCTTTTCGCCTCGTCTCTCTGGTTCAGCTTATCGGCGTTTTCTTTGATTGTTGCTTTGAGCTTATCCGGTGCGCTGCTCAGTTCTGTTGGATCGTCGTCCAGATGTTCCAGATCGCCAGAGTCTCCAGAGTACCGGACTAAAGCGGAGCGGAAGCCGAGGGACGCGGAGGAGTTGGAGCGGGAGTAGTTGCCGCTGAGGTAGAACACGCCTGCGTCCGTGCCGTTGTTCCAGCTGCCCCCGCGATACACGCAGCGCTCGCCGTCAGTGTCCAGCCAGAAATATTCCTCACTTTCATAGTCAGGCGCAGGATAAAGGCCGAGCTCGATCAACTTGTCCGGTACGTCCATGTCTGCACGCCCGTGGAGATCGCAGAACGGCACGCCGTCGTAGTCCTTCCCCTCTGGAGCGGTTGGCTGCAGCACAATCTCGCCGCCTTTTACGTTGTAGTAAACCGGATCGCCATCCGGCGTATAGATCGCCGTCCACTCCTTTGAGTCTGGAGACTGATCCGCGCCTGCTGCCGCTTCGTTGTTCGGTATGATCTGCACCTGCCCGTCGAGGAAGCGTATACCTCCGACGTGCTCCCAGACGTTCCCCACCATGTCGGCCACACCTTCTGCCGTGTGGTCGTGGTTCCATGTCACCGGGCCGGATCCGGTCAGCGTCTTGCCGTAGCCTCCGTCGTATGTAGTGCCGGTTTCCTCCGGGTGGCTGTGGCTCTTGCCGCTGCCTGTATTGCCACGGGGGAGGGTGCCGTTCTTTCTGCTCTGGTGGGCCAGTGCTGCCCACTCGTCGTTAGTGATAAGGTGCCAGCCCGGCCCCTTGGCCTCGCAGAGCCGGATCGCGTCGTCGTGCGATACGTTCACGGCGGGCTGCTGGAAGGGCAGCGAGTGAGGCACACCGTCGATCATTGTCGCCTGATACTTGCCGATCAGGGCGTCCTTCTCCACCCACACCTCGACGTAGTTCTGTTGGCCTTGCCAGTGGTCGAGCCGGTAGGAATAGGCCGCGCTCTCGATCACGCTCCCCGGCGTGCTCCAGTGGGAGTTTCCCCTGAGGTTTCGGGTGCGATCCTCAATGGCGAGCCAGTCAATGAGCCCGGCCAGTCTGGCGTCGTTTATCAGGTTTCCGAGGTTCTTATAACTCCGCATATTGTTGGGGATAATATCGCGGGCCACCATTTGGTAGTACACCTGCCGGAGCGTCAGGCTGTACCCTTGTTTTTGGTACTCGGCCACGACTCCGTTCACCTTTTCGATCATCTGGAGCCGGTCAGCGCTAAAGTTTTTGGGCACATACTCAATTTTTGGCACGGTTTCCTCCTTTCTGCTGGCGTTCCTGCTGCCAGCGTTTATAGTCGGCCATGACGGCCGGGTTTTCAAACAATCTGCCGACGCAGCCGATCAGCGTCCGGC